GGCTCGGAGATGTGTATAAGAGACAGATATTATACATGAAAACAACATGAAATCACAATGCTATTTAGTTATATTGAAATTATTCCTATGCTTTTTATATCTATAATATAAAAATTAAAGGAACTATCAAAGTAGGATACATCTACAACAATAGCTCCTTTTTAATTTTAACTTCTAATACTGCAGTCCATATATATCATTATCGAGTTTTCTACGTTTTAAATTTAATCTGATTTTAAAGCTCTCACATTTATATTTCTCGAATAGAATAGTGGAGCCCGAAGAATTTGATAAGCTTCAAAACGTTGGCTCGATTATACTTTGACGGAACAGCAATTATTAAAGTTTTATCGCTGTTAATATAAACCGTCTTCACATCCTCCGTCCAAACAAAATTAGGGAAATACTCAGCTAAGCCCAAATCTTTCCATGTCTCCCTACTAACCGTTAGTATCCCATGTCCTAGCCTCTGCTGCATTGAGCATATTATATCCCATGCAGCGGCGTAGCTATCTACGATTACTGCGTCCCTCATAAAATGTGGGTCCTTGTTAAATACTTTCAGCATTACTCCCACCTCCTATTATTACCCTAATTACATCATATTTTTAAATCGTATGCAACGGCTATTTGTAAACAAAAAAAGACCTTACCAGGACATATTCCCAGTAAGGTCTTTTGCATTATTACTGTCAATCCATACGTCCGCCCTCGTATGGTAGGGAGATGTATGGATCACCTCTCAATCATCGATGAATTACTATTCCGATTGTCGCACCCGCTCCCAGTATTTGGGATAGGTTGCGTTGCATCTTGAGTCGATGGATTGTTTTCTTGTCGTTCTCTACTTTGTTCTTCAATTCGTCTATAGAGTTCGATATTTCTGATAAGGTAACTTCTTGCTTCACTAAGTCCGCTTTGGCTTTGTCCAATTCGGTCGTTAATTTGTCGATTGTATTGTGTGCTTCGTTCAATTCTTGTCGCTGCTTCACGGCTATAGTCTGTGCTTCTGTCAATGGAACGTTGGACGCTTCGATTAAGTTCAACGCTTTCTCGTTGTTGCTTTTGAGCTCGTTCCACTGCGTTAATGGTACGCTGATAGTCGCTTCCGTTTGATTGGTAGAATATGTATCCGATGCAAAGGATGATGACGAGCCCAATACCACCGATAACAATATTGCGGTAAGTAGGGTTATTAAGTAAAATTTTGATTTTGTCATACATTATTCCCCTCCTGTTGCGTAATCAGTAATGCCCCTTGCGATAGCACGCACTATAGTGTCTAAATCATTGTTAAGTAGTGCTAGATCTTCATCATTATCTATAAAAGCCATTTCAACTAACACGGCTGTTGCGTCCGTACCATTTAGCACCCATAAATCGGTACGCTGTTTTACACCACGATCAACCGTATTAATACTACGGATGATTTGCGATTGGATATCGTTCGCTAGACGTTGGCCATTGAAAGACTTGTACAAAGTTTCTGTGCCCCTAGCTTGAGTGTTAAAAGCATTGCAATGCAGAGACACAAATATATCTGCTCCCCATTCGTTAGACGTTTCACACACAAGACCTAAATCATCATTTTGTAAAGTTCTAACTTCACATCCCGCAGTTTCTAAGTAGCGAGCTAACATTTTACCCGCATCACGTGCTACATCACATTCCCGAGTTCCGTAGACCGGATTAACAGCGCCGCTATCTAGGGCAACGTCATGTCCTGGGTTTATAAATACTTTCATCGTTTATCCTCCTTTTCTAATTGGTCCGGGATTCCATTCCCGTTCTCGTCTATCCAAAGCCCTAAGAAGCCTACAATAGCCGTCAAGACACTTGGAATAAAGATATGATCAATAATATTGATACCAACGTTAATGAGCTTATTCATGTCATCGCTAACATATCCTCTAACAAATGACATAATATATTCGCTTACTACTAATAAAATAGGCACTAGCATGATTAGTACTAGTGCCCTTGTAGCCAATACACCTGTTGGGTGAATATTAGCGATGCGGATTGAACTATATATTGTTTTTACTTTATTAATTACTTTCATCTTATCCAAGGTTTTCACCTCCGTCATTCGGGATGGTGATACCCCTTTTTATTGGTAGATTATTAAGTAATTGTATGTGCATTAATTCCGTATTTAGTGTTTGCGTTGTGGTTTCCAATGCCTCCAAGCGGTGAAATATAGCATCATCTCGTTCCTCCAACTTCACCAGTTGCCTTAGAATATCTTGATTACTTTCCGTTAATTTGCCAATGCTATTAATAGCATCTGTCATACGGTTATCATAATATTCCCTTTGCTTATCTAGCTTACGCCCTACATGATCATCAAGTTTACGTTTAACCTCGGCTATAGATGTATGCTCCAAGAACCACACCATCGCTCTAAATGACCCTCGAAGGGCAGCCCAGATGACCCCTAACAAGGTCATCCAGAATCCTATATCCGCAAAGTATGGCGGAATTCCTGCATCCATCAGAAGTATTCTGATTTCGTCCATTCATGAACTCCTTTCTTATCCTATAAGAAATTAACCTACTTTATTAATTGTGTCTGTAGCAAACACATATTCATATTTAGCGTCTCGTTCCATAGTGATAAGTTCAGAGCCGTTGAATTGGATTTTCTTCGTATTAATTCCTCTAAAATTAAACTTAATAGAGGTTGCCACTCCCGTTTGATTTGGTATCATTGGGTCTTCGGATACAGTAATCACCTGTCCTTGATTAACTTTAATAATAGTATTGTCACCGCAACTTACCAAATCATCAAAGTTGTTACACACTTCCGGGAAATTACCACCTTTAGCAGGACTGTTAGGCAATTGTGTTAAGTCAAATTCTACAAATTCAACTTTTTTATATTCACTAACTCTTTCTGCTAAAGTTTTAAACATATTTTCTAAATTAAACTTTCCTGTAGATTCTAATGTAGTAGGAATCACCTTGACCCCTTTTTCGTACACCTTACCCTTGCCTACAACAGTAACGCCAACAGTCGAAGTTGTTAACGGAACATCTTTAATGAATGCCCCGAAGGATGGCCCCGTAACCTCGCCTGATGCGTAGCCAGATACACGATATGTTCCTACAATACTACCAAGCATATTGAAGTATTCTAGCTCAACATCCTTAGTGTTAAAAGGTTCATCTAATGGAATTTGCGCAACGCCATTTTCACCAAGACTAATACCTGCAGCAAACCCTCGGCCAAGTAATGCTACTCTGAAGTATGGTGTACCAGATACACTGATATAGGTTTGCCCTTGTGTAGGTCGTTTGAAGTTAAATGGTTTAGGTTGCTTTTTAATAACATCACCTAAACCACGAATAAGACCTTTCAGGACTTCATTTGGGGTTGCGTTTTCGCAATATACATTTAGACCTAAAAGCATTTCATAGGCGCCTTCTGCAGATGCATCTTTACCTGGTAACCCATCATCCCCATTGCGGCCATCTTGACCTTTTAAGGATTTGAGGAAGTCCTCACGTGTTCCGGAGTTACCAGATTCTAACCATATTTCATAAGCACTTTTACCGTTTTGACCTAATATATTAATAGCGGGCACAGTAAATGTCCCCTCTACCTTGAGTGGTGGTAAATTAAAACCTGTTACATTAACATTTAATTCTTCTGCCATAATAATCCCCTTTCATTAATGACGTGCAATATCTTGAATGATATTAACTTCGCCAAACCCTAATTTTAAGCTATGATCATTGTTGTAAATGAATGCATCATATTGGTGGATTCCTTTAGCATCTACCTTACTAACTGTATCATTGCCATTAATACGGAATGTGATACGGTTATTCTCTATCACACCATTAACGGATAACACCTCATTTGTGTCAGGCTTTCGCCTGATTTTCATAATAGCTGTATACCCATTATATGAACCGCCGCCCTCGATAATGTAGGTCAGTCCGTAGTCCTGCCCTACATGTAAATCAAAATCATATTCTTCCATATACGCACCTCCGTTTATTATTGTCTAGCAATTACCAATACATATATCCACCCTGTCTTTAAATTTCTTTTTGTGTCATTAGAAAATGTCCTAGCAGCGTATGCTCTACGAGTGCCCATTAACCCAACCTTACTTCCATCAAAAGTATATATAGGAAAGTTAGGCGAATTACTTTCGTAATAATCAAGATTTGGGCCCTCTCGCCCACCAACTTTACCATTACTAATTATTTTGTACGAAATCGGCACAAATACGCATTGACCCTCACTATATCCGTCAGGTATTGGCGTATAATCCCCGTGAGCAACTTCATACGTTCTCACATCAAGGCTCTTTACCTTGTATCCAGCATTGTATATAGACTGGCCCTCAATGTTAACACCTCGAATTGTTGCGCCGGTAATTAATCCTCCATTGATATGGGAACCCGTAATGTTACCATTTGAGTCAACTTTAAATGACCCGCTTTCATTTTGGATTTCTGTGCCAATTAGCTTACCACCTCGAAGTGTGCCACCTATATATGCAGATAGAGCAGATAAACTATCCACTTTCAATTTATCGGCAGTTATTGAATTCGCCTGTATCATCCTATTTGTGATGATATTTCCATCTATGAGCGTGTCACCAGTAATATGAATTAATTTACCATCAATCTTAACGCCACCTTCATAAAGGTTTATTCTTGAAAGGATAGCCCCTCCATCAAGTGCTTTAAGACCCTTTGTAACTTTAAGTTCAATACCTTTATCAAGCTGCGTAAAACGGCTTTCTACATCTTCAGCAAGGTTTTGAACTTTAGTACTATATTCGTGAGAAACTTTATTGAATTCTTCACTTAGTTCGTTAACACGCTTATCAAATTCTTTCAATCCTAAACTTTCTTTATCTAATAATGCAGGATCTATTGTTGCTGAGATAGTAACTAATAATTCATTGGATACAATTCCTTCACCTATAGCATCAATAAATGCTGCTTTTACACGATAAATATCCGCATCACCAGTGTAAGTTATCGTATTCCCTGTGGAATTAAGAATATCTGTCTTTGCAGAACCTACAATATAAAACCGAATACTATTAGCAGTACTTGGCATATTTGATACTAATAAGGCAAATCCTTTGATCATGTTTACAGATGTTACTATTGGTGCTTCTAGCTTTTGGAAATCATAGGATACATTTAACCCTGTCCCATATCCTTTTACCGGATTATGGCCATAAATTAATAGGTCTCCTTTTCTATTTTTAAGTTGTATTATCTCTCTAATAGAATTTGATTTTACAATCAAGCCTTGTAAATCACCTGTATTACTATTACTTCTGACTTCATAGAAATCAATATAAGTATTTGTGATAGGAGTCCATTCAAGTAGTACGCCCTCTTTTGTTAATTCAATACTTGCTGAATTAACTTTGTCAGGAACGGCTATACTTCCCTCTGTAATTGTGATTTGAATACTTACCTTTGTAGCAATTTCAGATTCAATCCCAGACGTATTAATGGCTTTAATCCCAAATGTATATGTCTTGCTTTCTGTTGCAAAGAACGTATAATTTGTGGACCCTATATAATTTACAAGTTCTTTCCCTGTGTCATTATATAAACGGTATCCATATATATCCGGCTCTTGATTTGGCGACCATTGCAAATGTAGTATGCTACTATTTATAGAATCCTGTACTACCGCAAATTGTTTTACCCCTGCTGGTGCTGTTTCCTTTCCAGCAATATATATAGTTTTTTCTATTCCAGGTCCGGCAATTCCTAAATCATTTAAGCATATAATGCGAACCATATAATTTTGTGTTGTAAGTACTGATCTAATGACTGCTGATGTTTCGTTGCCACTAAATGTATTTAGTAAAGTATATGTTTCTTCGTTTGTACGCTTGTAATATACCTGTACTTGTTTACATTGATTACTAATTGGTAACACCCAATCAACCTTAATATCACATAATACAGTTCCATCTTTTAACGTATTTACAATCTTAGTTAGCTTAATATCCTTTACTGATAATTCTTTTTCAACCTTAGCATAATCAATTACAGGATACCGGCTATAATCAAGTTCATATACAGCCGCATCATATTCTGTAGCTGTTATTGTTACCTGGTTATCTCCATTCTTTGTAATTTTGGTAATCCTAAATGGTTTGACTTCCTTATTTGCTTCACCGAGCATATATGGATCATATCGTTTAGGCAATTCTTGTTGTGAGAATTCACCAATTACAGTAATTGTATCTGTATTTGTTTCCTCTGTTACTGCTTGGATTTGCTTTGTAATAATACTGTCATCTTCTAACCGAATCATAATGCTATGATTTTTATTCGGTTTCAGTTCAACAAATTTATCCAATACGACTGTATTGCCTTCTGCTTTTACAATACGCCCGCTAGCATCTCCGAATTGAGGAACCGCATGATTAATACCTATAACATCGCCATATTCACACACCATACCGCCTATATCTGTACCAAATGTAACAGTCTGTAACTGTCGCTCATTTGTAGCCATTAGATACATTCCTTCTCTGTATGCTTGTGAACGCCTTGTTACACCAAACAATGACAATTTAGCTGTATTATCATTCTTCCTTAAATTGTTTGCATAGTTTGGACTTCGCACCATAAATACAGTATTTTTGTAGTCATTATCTGTATCATTGTACGTAATTTCTACTGAACGAGCCCTATCATCTCTAGATGAGTATTCACCTTTAAAGGATGACTTTACTATTTGCCCCTCTCCAAATACCTGTACAATGTTACTTGGTCTATCCACCACTATGCCATATTGTGTTCCATGCCTTAATATTGTGGCTCGTCCGGAAGTTGCTGCCTTTTGTGCCGCTTCCCATCGTGTCTGGGTTGTATCCATTACCGCATCAAATCTGAACCTTCGTTCTTTTTCTCCACTAATCATAGATACTTCTTCATCTGCATAAGCCGCCGCACTTTTCCATTCATCCCAATACTGTTTGAAATTGTTAGCCGGTACACCTTCGACTACATACTCTTCAACATTTGTATTGATGTTATACAATCGCTTACAATTATGTAACATATCATATGCCGCCCATATAGGATTCTTTGCATCTTTTTCAACATATGTTCCTGTATCCCAATCAAAGACATGAACCGTATTTCTAATTTGTCTCCAGTTGACATTTGGAATACCTCCGGATAGTTGGTTAGTTGCCTTAATGCGTAATCCAATTAACACCTTGCCTGGTCTACTATATGCGCTATCCATAATAAAACTTGATAACGTTGACCATGTCATATAAGCTGTTGCTCTTGTTGTCGTTGGTAACTTAGTACCTACAACCCTAATATCATATTGTCCTGCCTCAGGCATTTCAAATTGATATGATCTACGCACAGCTTGGCTAGTTGCTTTTGTAAGGCTAAACGTAGACTTCTGAACAGTAATGGTTATGGTTCCCTCTTTTTTCATAAAGATTTCTCGTTTCTTTAAGTCAAAGGATATTATGCCATTATCATAATGTTCACCATACCTAGCCTCTTTTTTCTTGCCACTTATACTACCAGTTACACTTAGAGTATCTTTATCCTTTTTTGCTACTAATGTCCATACCTCTAACGGTGCTGAGTTACCTATGGATTTTACATTTGTAACTATATTGGATAATCTTCCGTTTGATTTAACAATATGATTACTATCATCGCCGCCAAAATCTTTCCATTCCGTTGTGCCTGTCTTTCTATACATGATTTGAAACTCGGCTGTATTCTTATCATAATCGCCGCTATCATTTACCTTGTATAATCCATTAGGGAATTCAACTGTTACTTCTAACTTCTTAGCTTTCTTAGTATCTGTTGTTCTGATTAGTGGTTTATTTTCAGCACACTCAAGACCTATTGATTGATCTAGTACAGTAGTTGGAAAAAATGATATCGGCTCTTGATTGTTTTCGCCTAACCTTGTTTCAATTTGAACATCTGTGAAGTTTTCTATAGGAGTTGTCCCAATACGAATATTACTAATACTATCCACAGGACCCCATCCGCCACAATACAAAAGATTTAAATATTGAACATTTTTATCTTGATCATCTGTATTTGTGGTTTCTACATGACACATTAATAATTGAGGTGTTGGGATGCATTCACCATATGTTTCTGCAATCACACCACCTTCATATGTCTGTACGCTTGGCAATGACCATCCATAAGATGTACTTTGTGAATTTTCTGATGTACTACCTATCTGATTTAACCGGAGCATGCTATTTATCAGCTTACCGCCAACCATTGTAATGGCCCCTGTCATTAGTCCGATTGCTAATTTACTAGCTGTTGCAGGTAGCCACTTTGCAGCCAATACAGGTGCATAAACTGCTAATGCTAACATGGCCACCATGCCCAATATCCCTTTTATGCTTTTACCAATATGTGGAGTTACTACAATTTGATTTCCATCTTGTGGAAAACAATTGACAGGATCTAATACAAGTATTCCATTTAGGTACACATCTTTATCTGTTGGATCTAAATAAGAATAGAGTGTACCATCTGTACACTCTACCTTTTTTCGTTCCTTTTTATTCGGTTCAAACGGATTCTTTATTTCAACAATTTCAATCATTATATAATGCCCTTTCTGTTGGAATATAGAAACCTAGTATTCTTGACTTCCATTTACGAACTCTATCAATTACTACACCTGTTTCATGACAATAGGCATGAATAAAATGACCATCACCAATATAAATTCCGCAATGGTTCGCCCATTCATTTTCTGCCAGTCGAATAATCACCAAGCATCCTACTTTAGGCTCTTCTATTTTTTGCCACATCTCATTTAAATCATGTTGCATAGTATCTGATATTACATGTGCCTCTTCCGAAGATATAGAATAATCATGAATAATATGGCCTTGTCTTTTAAATAATTCCAACGCAAGGCCCCAACAATCTAACCCTGTTATATCTCGGCCACCATCTACAAATGGAATGCCTATTAGATCATCATAATTAAACATTGTTTCCATTCATACCTTCCTCTCCCCCAAATCGTGATGGAATTCTACATGTTTCCAGTGTATTATTGCATGGCTCTTTACCTCCTGCATATCCACATCTAACCGACTTAAATCTATATGGACAATAATGCGCCATATAAATATGGGTTGGAAATTTAACTACTGTTTCCGGTGATGCACCTAGTATAAATGTTACCCACTCCTCATCGTATTGAGTCGTTGTAACAGTAAATTCAAAAGCTTGTAACGGCTCTGTATTGTCTAGCATATTCGCATGTACAACATATATTGTTACCTCAGCATCCGTGAACCCTTTGAATTTTTGTATATACTGTTGCAATGTTCCTGCACAGTTAGATACAGTCCAACTTAACTTAGGTTCTGTTTGCCCATCAATTGTATTGATGTCAAAATTCATAGGATATGCTTGCCATTCTTGCCCATCCCATGTAATACTTTCTGTATTTCTAACCAAGCATATAGGCTCTGTTAATTCTGAATGGACCATTTTAACCAATACCAAGAAAGGGGCATCACTTGCTAATTTATTCTTTTCAATAATTGCCGTAGCAGGCCATCTTAGCATTTGTTACACCTCCTCAAACTGTAATGATCCATACCATCCAATTGGATAATCTAATCGGAAACTAAACTTATCTACAAATCTACATCTGTATGTTTTCCCATCCGTATAGTTTTTAAACTCAAACTCCTCGGATGTTCTAACTTTCTTCCAGAATGCTTTTAACTTTTCATAGTTTTCATCGCTAAGTCCTAGCCATGTATATGTCCAGTTTCCAATCACCCTTGTAGTTCTTGGCCGTGTTATTTTATAGTTGGCATCCGTAGTGGATGTGATTGTACTATCTGTTAGTACTTCCGTATAAGTACTTCCGGAATTCGATGCGGCCGGAATAATCGGCTCCGGAATATCTGTAGGAAACACATACATTATCGCCTACCTCCTATTAATTGTTTCAAAATATCTTGGCTTCCATTTCGGTTACTAGCGATTTCTTCAATCACAATATTTACAATTTGTGTTTTTATATCACCAGTTGAAGTTTCTTCCGTAACTGTAACCTTGCTGTTGGTGTAATTATTTACATTCACCATAACCGGTCCCCCGCCTATGGTGTTCGCAATATTACGCCCAAGACTAGCAAATGTATTTTGGTTTAAAGGTAATACAGCCTCATTATCTTTACCTTCACCCATTAATGACATTACTGGAGCAGTAATTACACCGCCACTTGCAAACTTATATGTAGGAATATTAGGCATTCTAGCAATGGCACTGTTTACAAACCCTTGCATTGTTAATTTTTGTACATTACCACCACTAGCACTACTTGGCGCCCTTACTCCCAATGACTGTCCTAACAATGCTGCTGCTAATCTTGCAGCCGCTATCTTAGCAATGATATTTACTACTGTACTAAGAATTAATTTACCCATATTTTGAGTTAAATCTTTTACGCTTGTAATATCTGTTGCTAGATTTGAAAAGATAGAATATAATCCACTAGCAAATGATTCAGCCGCTTCTGCTGTAGCAGCTGACATTGACATATTACCTTGTTCCCAAAGCTTATAGAATGTCTGTAGTTTGGCGGTATCGCCTTCCCAATCCCTATATTGCTTTGCATCTTTTGAACTTGTTAATTGTTGGAGTCTATTTGTATCATGTCGGCTAATTGCTAATTTAACAGCTTTATCATATGACTCACGTTCTGCAGTTTCACGTTCTGTTACTAAGGCTTTATATTTAGCTGTGTACCATTCCTCAACCTGTGCTTTAGCTTCCGCATCATCCTTTTGTTTTGCAACTGATTTTAAGCGTTCCTCTCGCTCTCTATCTAGTTCACTTTTAGATACAATAAACTGTTGTTCAGCTAAATCTTTATAGTTTCCTAAGATTTCTGCATTAGTTTTGGCTGTATCCAGTTTTAATTTATCCCGTTGCTCCTGTAGCTTTTTATTTACTTTATCTACTTCAACAGTTTTAAACTGATTTAGTAACTTTTCCGCATTTGAGGTATCAATCGTATCACTAACATCTTTAATCTTCTTGATTGCTTCTGATTTTTTTCGTACATCCTCCTCAATCTTTTGAATTTCACTTTCATATGATGTACCAATTTCTCCGGTGATACTTTGCTTTAATTCACCTTCTAAATTCTTTAAATCCTTTTTTGCATCATCAATTGATTTTTGACGGCGTAATATATCAGCCCCAGTAAGACCGCCTTCGCCTTTCATGTCATTATATAGTAGTCGTGCATTGGCCGCTTTTTGATTTCTTACCGCATCAGTTCCAACGGAACGTGTAATATATTTATCAACTAACTTAGCTGCTAATCCTACGTCTTGACTATTTCCAAGTTCTGCTAATGCATCTTTATAACTCTGTCTTTCATTCCCATATAACATCTCATATACTTGGAATGCTTGTTGTGTATGAATATCAAGGGGGTCCGAATAATTTCGTGCTGCAAAATCAAATAAATCTTGTTTTCTGCTTTCTTGCCATTGCTGTATTCCAAGTGCACGAAATCCATCTTGTGATTCTATTACAGGATCTAAGTTTTTTGTGTTTCCTGCTGATTCCTGCATATTCCCGCCAGCCATACCAAAAGCTATACGTGGATCAATACCTTGATTAATCATGAAGCGAACTGTTTCAGCTGCACTCGATGTATCCTTATGCTCGGTATGCTCAACTACAGATGTATTCCCTGCTGAATCACTAATGGAACCCAAGTTTTGTATTTGTGCATTAATGCTTTCCATTAGTTTTGCTTGTTCCGCCTGAATTTCTCCTATGGCAGCATCTGCACTGGCTTTCTTTTGAGCAGCTACATAAGATTCATATTTTTTCCTTAGTCGTTCTGGAACCTCTACATAACCAGCACTATCATTGGCAAAAACGACTTTACCCTCTCTATTTTTTGCAAGATGACGTTTCTTTCCATTATCCATCAAGGTTACTTCATTGGCGTGTTGAAATTCTGCTTCTGCCTTATTGGCTTGTCCCATAGAATATAGTGCAAATCCTACGGCTGCCGCTACACCTAACCATCCACCAGCAAGAGCCCACACTGCTCGTGTTAATGTTGTAACAGCTCCCATAGCTCTGCCTGCTGCACTAACTGCTACCGCTCCTGCCGTTGTGGCTCTTACACCGACACCTTCATAGCTTGCTGCTAACACTGCATTCTTTTCAATATTTGCTGTTGCCGCTGCTGTTGCTGTTGCACTAGCTTCTACGGCTTTTGTGCCTGCAACCGTTGCAGCTACACCTACTTTACCTTGACTAGCTACTACAGCCATATCACTTTCTACTTTGCGAACATTAGCCGCTACATGTAGATTTGCTGATTCTTCTGCCGCTACCCCTGTAGATAATATGGATCTATTAACTGCAATTGAACTTTCTGCCGCTTCTGCCCGTACGCTTTGAAAGCCAAGAGTCATAGCCGCTCGAATTTGCTCTGCTGATTGCGTTGCCTTGATACTAATCTTGCTAAATTCCTGCGCTAAAAATGCACTCGTTTCTTCTGCAGATAACTTTTGTTGATTAGCTGTTTTAATCGCTTCTCTTCGCATTTGTGCATATACACGTTCATTATCTCTAAGTGCTTTATTAATCTGTGCTTCTTGCGCTCTTGTTAATTCAGCTGTATCTAACCCCATTGGGCTTTGCGAATTTTTCACAGTTGATACTACTGCATTAACTGCCGCCGCTGCTTTTTTAGCAATCTTAATGCTTTCATACAATGCTACAATCTGAACTAATGTTTTAGCCGTGCTTGCAATCTCATTTTTATTTTTATTAATCCATACTGCCGATTCTTGCAAATACGGTAGTAATTGTGGTAATAATTCCATTACTAATGGTGTAATGGCTGCGCCGCTCGCTAGTTTAAGTTGTCCAAACTGCAATTCCATCTCTTTCAATTGAAGAGATGCTTTATGCATTTCTTCTGGATTTAGACCGATTCCTTTGACTTTACTGGCAACTTCCGCCGCTTCATTGTAATTCTGCAATACAGAAATTAAAGCAAGTCCACGAACACCAAGGGTATTCATCACATATTCCTGCCCATATCCCGCATCAGCAGCCGCTTTATACCCTTTTGCTAACTCCGCCAATTGTTGATTAATTGGTAACATCTTACCATTAGCATCAGTTAATGAAACGCCAAATAGTTTTAGTGTTTCTTGCGCTTTCTTACCCTCATTACTATTTCCGGATAAAGCTTTATCCAATCGCATAATTGTTTTAGCTGCTGTATCCGCATCAGAACCTGTAATCTTTAGAATTCGGTTCATTTCAGATGCTTCTTTAGTTGTGATCTGGTAGCGTTGAGATAATTGGTAAACTGCTTCGCCAGCTTTCACAGAACCTTCAATCATGGATGTTAGTCCAAATCCTCCGGCCATAATTCCTGCTATAGCTGTAAACTTACTAACCAAACTACCTACACGACCTGTTACACTATCTACACTTGTAGAAAACTCATTAATTGGGTTTACATTAAATGCTTTCCCTACCTGCGTTTCTACCTTCTGTAGTTCTTGTTTAAACTGATTACTATCCGCACCTATCCTAACCTCTAAATCTGCTATGGTTGTTCCCATCATTCCACCTCCTTTCTTTATAAATTAAATGTACGTAATAGTTCCTCTTTTTCGCTTTCCTTATCCTTTACCATATCTTGATGTAATGGATTGAAAATATCATCTACTGTTATTTTGCTTTCTCTACCTAAGTTTGGAGCAAGCATCCAGTATGTGAAATATGCTTGCTTATAGTCCTCTTCTTTTTTACGGGCATAATGGCCATCAAGTAACAAATAGAACTCTTTCATAGTTAGATTTTCAAGAGCATCAGGCAATAGATGCAATGGTCCATATGCTATTGGCTCTACGGTTCTAATCCATTCTTCAATGGAGGCTACTTCTTTTTCTGTTCCTCCACCTGTGCTTCCACTTCTTCTGGTAGCTTTGGGATAAAAAAACCAGTATTATATAATGCCATCATTAGGAACCCTGCCAACGTATCCAATGTGCCTTCACCTGCACAATATTTATCAATGAGATCATATGCTTTATCTTCCGACAAGCCGCCAACTACCGCATATTGCAAGTTCGCCATAATGAAATCAATGCCTACTCGTGCCTGTGCATTGCCATCAAATCTTGTTAGGATTGAAATCAAAGAACACCCTAATGTTCGTTCAATCTGACGCATAATACCAAGTGTATACAATAATTCATATTTTTCCCCATTGACGGTCAATGTAGTCTGTTCTTTCATTTTTATCTCCTTATATAAAATAGGGCGGGTTTTATCCCGCCCTTTATATTACAAAATTATGCTGTTACATTTACTGTGATAGGAATTGTCTTTGCTGCAAATTTTGCTTCAAGTACATGATTACCTACTGTCATATTTTTAAGGTATTCTTTTTTCAAGGTTAAGGTACCTTCTGCAAATTCGTAGTCTTTTCCGAATACCAATACAGTACCAGTATCATCTGTTACAGTACGAATTGTAATGTCTGTAGGTGTTACTGCTACAGTTTTATCTGCTGGAGCTGCTTTAGAGAATGCTGCTGTAGGAGATGTAATTTTAACTTCACCAATCGCAATCAAATCACTAATTGCTCCATATCCTGTCAAGGATACCTTTAATGTTTGAATTGCATCAGAAGAGTTGTTATCTTCAAATGATGTTACATTCGCCCATCCTTGTTTGTAAGAGCCATCTGGATATTCTACACGACCATACACAGCTTTACCTTCACGGAAGGAATAGCGCAAAATATCCACTGCTTCATCATTTAACACATATAGACCATCATATTCGATGTTCCAAGATTTCATGCCAGGGATGCCTTTTTTCCAACCACCACTAGATTTATCAGAACCATCCAAGGAATCTGCCTGTTCCTTAAGTGGTGAATTCTTTTGACCACCAACCAATAACCATGTCAATGGTGTTTGTTTAGATGCAATATACAATAACGTATCTTTACCAGCTACCGCCTTAGTATCACTAGGTGCCACTGGTAGTGCTGTGATTTGCTCTTGTGTTAATGCCATATTAATTACCTCCTAATCAATTTCTTCAATTGTGTATTCAATCATCATAATTCCGTGATAAGCACTAGTCTTATCTTCGTATCGTTCCCCTATTGCCTGATATAAAGATATATGAGCATCGCCAACCTGTTTAAACCCTTCAAGTGGTAATTGGTAATGTCTAACTAATGTAGCTATATCATTCAGAATTTCATTAACCTCTTTCTTACCAGGTTGATTACTCCATATATCTATTTGCTGGCTAATTCTATGTACCGTATGTGTTTTATTATCCTCTACAGGTACACCATGAAACTCACCCAGCCAAATATACGGCATTTCTTCATCCCCTGCAGGGATACGATCATATACAGGAGCCGTCTGTCCTTCTGACAGCAATTTATAAAATGCTTTTTGTACAGCATTAAATGGAATAGTTTTTATCTTCATTTCTTTATTGCCACCTTAATTGCACCTTCAATCGTTGGACGAACCTTATCCATAGCTGGTTTCATAAATGGCTTGGCAGATATTGCAGGAATTGTAGCATTAGTCATAAACCAGCCGGCTGCTCCTGGGGCTAATGCTTTTTTCTTTTTGGGCATTACTACATGCCCCTTTGTGCCAAATTCAATTAAATGTGCTACTGGTGAATTTGTGAATACCCGTCCATAGATACCTTGACTATGTGTTTTAATTTCTTCCCTTATTGTCCCTTTAAATTTACCGGTTCTATAAGGTGCCAATTGAATTGCTACAGTTAATACTTCATGCGTTTTATTCCTAGTTACTTCTTTAATTCGTTCTTGTGTTTCAGAATTATAATTGTGAATATCTCGCATTGCCTTATAAGTAGCATTAGATATATCAGCTTTTACAAATGCCATAGTTACCTACCGTTTCTTGATTGCCTGACATGTCAATATATAAGAATCCGTATTATACTCTATGTCTAATATTTCATAATTTGTATTACGGTACCTAATAATACAATCAGTATCAATTGCTTTTAACGGTCGTATCTGTATACCTTGTGTAATTGCTGTAGTAGGGCCTTTCCCACTATCACCATCCCAAAATCTTGGTTTTAAAATAGCGGCCCATACCGTAGCAATTCTACGTGGTTTTTCTTTTTTAAACCCACCTTGTCCATCCGGCTCTATGGTCTGCCGTAATATTTCTATACGATTCTTCATAGATCCAATCCGTAACATAATTATTTACCTTTTCCGGACTCGGAACCTTTACCCCCATCTTCGTCTGGTGGATTTTCATCACCATCATTATCCTCATTTGGTGGATTTGGATTTCCTTCTGGTGGATTTTCTTCACCACCAGTTTTAGCATTCGGTGGAGTAATTCCCGCATCATCAATAACTTCAATTAGACCTGTTTCTACATATGGTTGCGCTTTTTCATTTTCTACTTCTACTACGTCATCAATTTGAAGCCATTGGCTATCAATGATTGTTGGATGTAATACTCTTACTTTCATTTGTTACCCCTCTTTCTTATGTTCAATCTGCAGTAATAATGAAGTAATAGTAAACGGCAGTTCACCACCACCGCCTACTACATTTCGGTTATCATACCAATGCCCACATAACATCTTAACGACTAAAAGCATTTGACTATTTTTTTCGTCAAATGCTTTCCCTGTGCCGTTCTCTATATATGTTTTTGCTGCTTCAATATAATTTTCAATTACTGTATTTTCATCATTACTGTCTACCCGTAAATATTCTTTTACATCATCCAGTAACTTTTGCATAATAATTACCTTATGCCAATTTCAATTGACCAAATACAGCTGCTTCATTATCTACAATTTTTGTATCAAAACGAAGTGTACCACGGATATTGTAACCATCCGTTACAAATGCATTACCACCAATATTTGTACCTAACAATGTAATCGCTTCACGGTCAAACAATGTAATTGTCTCTGTTAAATCCCCAATAATAACTGGTGCATTTTTGCCGCTACCGCTAGTATCTGTAGGTAATACCTTATTACTTACCACTTTAACCACTTTACCACTTAACATCTTTTCAGTTGGATTTAATGGGTTCGGTTGCAATAAATAATGACCTTGTGTATCTTTCAATTTATCAAGGTAATTATACCCATCTTGATTAGTTAAAAGGATAGAAGTCAATGCAATTGCTGGATCTAAATCAACATTTAAAATGTCTTTTAATCCATCAATACCTGTAATTGGTTTCTTCGTAAGCGTATTAATTAATTTAGCGATTTCTGTATTACGTGTAATCGTATCCTTTTTAGCCAACCAACGATACAAATAATTCAATAAGTTTTGGTCTGTATCTGCTAATAATTCACTAGAAATTGGCAAAATACCTGCATATTTTTGAACTTTGTATTCAACGCGATTGAATTCTGGAGTTTCCAAATTTGCAATGTTTGCTAGTTCAGCTACATTTGGGAATGCTGTCATGGTGGAAAGCTTTTCATAAGTTCGCTCACCACTCATAGTGGAAACCTTTTCAATTCGTACTAATTCATCCAATGGATTTAATGTTCGTTTCAATTCATTAATGGCTGTTTGTACATCTTTAGGAACAATAAACCCACCATCTTTACCAGTTCCTTCATTCAGTGTGCTAGCACGCACCAATACTTCATTTTCTTCTTTAGACAATTGATTTCCACGCAAAGCACGAGCCATAATTTGATTTACATCAATATCATTATCATGATTTTGATGTTGACGTGCTTCTGGTGGTACAGTATCTACACTGTTTTCACCCAATGTAATTTCTACCTGTAATTCACGTTTTAAGCGGCGCAATTCTTCTGTTGCTTGCTCCGCATCATCCAGTTTACCTTCATTCATTAGTCCACGGATTTCTTCATTTTTTGCTGCCATCTTTTGGCGTAATTCACGTTCTTTTTCGTTCATGGTTATCCCTCCAATAATTCTAATTCAATTGCTAATTTACGTTTTCTAACTTCATCTAGTTCATTCTTTTGAGTCTTCTTGAACTCTTCTAAATCACGCTTTGCCGTGTCTGCTTCTGTATCAGGATATGCCGGTGTCGTAACAATAGAAATATCCCATAAGCGTTCGATTGCCGTAATTGTTCGAATGTATACTTGATCATCCTCATCCCATATCCATTCAGAACCATTTTGAGCCAATGTAAATGCAAATGAGCATTGACCTACAACACCTGCATCAAGATTTGTAATTAAATCCTTTGCATATGTGGTTTCCGTTGGTATTGATTTAAAATATAGACCAATATCATCTACTTTAAGTTCCAATGACCCCGCCCCTGATGGCACAGTATTGCGTGCCAATGGATAACTTTCATTATGGTTATACAATGCAACTACATTACTCATATCTGTTTTATCCAAACAGTTTTTAGATAGCATTTCCACAAAGCCACCCATATTTTCTGACCGGGTCCCAAACTTTAATGCATAACCTTCGATATATGGTAACTCACCGTTATCATTCTCCACCTTCCGGATTTCTATCTTGGTCTGAAGTGTTCTCCGTTCCTTGTCCATTCCCCTCACCTCCTTTCACTGTTAAGTCTTCACCAGCTTTAATTTTTGCCAGTTGTAATTTCTCCAAATTATCGGTAGTCGTATAATTTAGAGATATAAAATGCTTATCACCCATACCATCATCTATAGGCTTTTGCTCTTCCATAGCTCGTACTTCATTTAGCGTATATACGCCAGCTTGAATCATTTTTGTATAGTATTCCGCCCTAGATTTACTATCCCCTCTAAGCTCTGCATCAGCATTAAACTTTATATAATACTGTTGTCGTTCTATTTTGGTAAATAGTTTGTAATTAATTTCTTGTTCCCATTGCATAAAAATAGGAAGCAGTGTTGACTTGATATATTCAAGCCCCATTGCTTCCGCATTTGCATAGGTTGCTCTATCTAGTTGTGCTAATTTATGAGGAGGTACCCGGTAAACTTTAGCCACCTCATTAATCCCAAATTTTTGCGTCTCAATAAATTGTGCTTGATCAAGCTGCATCCCTATAGTCTGAAATTTCAACCCCATATCCAATACAACTGTTTTACCAGCATTATCTGGGCTTGCATACCGGCTTGCAAAATCTTTCCTCAACTTATCCTTTGCTTCTTGATTGATTTTTGAATCTGTCTGCAATACACCGGACACTAGTGTTCCATTCTTGTAGAAATTGCTGATAAATTCTTTCGTTGAATTCTGCCCTCGTAATTCATCAACCAATGTTCTCCATGGTGCTTTACCTACAATGCCATCTCTAGCCATTGTTTTAAAATGCAGTACATCAGATGGTTGTAATGTAATTGTTTCACCTTGTAATGTTTGTGTTTGATATGTTAATCGCCCAGTTTTTACATCCAAATATGGAACAGTAGATGATGGTTCTAATGGCCATATTGCTTTGGGAAATCCATCATTTCCCCAGTCAATAAATGCAAAGGCATTTCCATACAATCCCACATGCATTTGTAATGTTTGTTTCAATGTAAATGCACTCATTAAATGGTTAGGCCTTGTATATAACAATTCTGCTACAGGATGTTTCATCCCTTTTGTTCTATCCCCATCTCCATAATATGTATGGATTGGGAGTTTTGCTAAATCATCTGCCAAGATGCTGACACAGGCAAATACATTTGAGTTTTTTATAACATCACTTACCCGCATAAATTTATTTGTTGATGTTCCTAAGAAATCTATAATTGAATCCGCATCAACATGATTAGGTTGCATATAGCCATCCCTTTTTTCAATGAACTTTCTTAGTATCAATTGTTATATCTCCTTTCCTATTCTCCATATGGTCTATCCCTCGTTCCTTTTCTTTCAACATGGTATGCCGTTCCAATTATGTATCCAAGTACACAGGCGGCCAACGCAACACTATATATGCCTACTATCGTATGGATCATAAATCCTCCGATGCAAAAAAAGATGGCCCCTATTGTAAATAGCAGGTCATCAATTATACTTCCTATTATTTTTATGTATTTCATTGCGACTCCTATAGACTAAACTCATCACTCATTATGTACATACTTAAATCATCATCAGCCGCTACTTTTGCCCTTGTGTAAGCATTTATTACGGCTGCTATTGGGTCAATTCGTTCAGTACTTTTGGCTTTATCTAACATAATATTTTCTTGAGCATCAACTTTAGTAACAGCATTACTAATTGCCCAATCTAATAAATCATTAGTTGGGTGTAATATATTGCCTTGATATGTTTCTGCTCTGAACGACTTTGTGGGTTCTGACAATGTAATAATACCTTGTCTGATTTCTACAATTCCCCATCCTTTATTTGATTCTAATTCTTGGGTATAGTGAGTAGCATTATACGGATCATAACAAACATCTTTAATATTTAATCCATATTTATTTAATGTTTCTTCAATCCACTTAGTCATAAATCGATAATCAACAATTTCACCTGGAGTAATTGTTAGCCATCCTCTTTCATTCCATAGTCTATATGGAATTTTATCTGTTCGTTCTTTTGTTTGTACTGTTTCCTCTGGTATAAAACCGTGTGCTAAAGTAATAAATTTCTTACTGTTATTAATATCTACCGGGATTACTATCCCAGCAGCTGTAAGGTCAATTGTTTTTGACACGTCAATACCTACATATGCATCATATCCATATAGTGATATTCCTAATTCGTTTTCAAAGTCCTCATTTAATCTTCCTCGTGCCTTCCATTTTGCCATATCAATATATGACTGCGCTGATTGTTTAACCCATATATTCATATTCTTAGTCATAAATGACACCATCTTTTCTGGGCTTTCTATCGCTGACATATAATTACTTCTGATATTTTTTAATCCTACCTCATATGTAGCTGCAATTGGATTGGCTTTTATCCAACACTCTTCATCGTTTATGTCATCAATCAGATTCCCTTCTTCATCTCGATCTAATTCATTAACCATACAAAAATAATCCGGAATATCAAATTCGATATCCGGATTTAGAATTTTACTTACTAATGGATATTCAATTCTATAGCAAGGCCCACCTAAATTATTACCAGCTGTTGTAATAATAAATAATAAAGGTTGGCGCCGTGCAATCATCCCTGTCTTAATGACTTCCAATATTTCATCTGTTGGATGCGCATGATATTCATCAATCAGTCCACATTGTGGATTTAAACCATCACCAGTTTTCCCATCATCCTTAGATAAAGCACGCATTATTGAATTACTTTTAATATGTACAATCGTACTATATGCTTCTTTCCACTTGCCTTTAAATAAAGCACTCGATTTTTTAAGCATTGCTATTACTTCATTGTAAATGATTTTCGCCTGGAGTGTTTTAGTCGCACCAATATAAACTTCCGAATTATCTTCACCAAGTGCCATTAATTCATAATCACCAACTAGACCTAATGATTGAGATTTTGCATTTTTTCTTCCCACTTGCCAATATGCTTTTGTAAATCTTCTGTACCCGGTATCTTTATGAACCCATCCATAAATGTTACCAAAAATAAAGCGCTGTATTGGCGTAAAAATAATGGGCGTATTTACTAGCACTCCTTTAGTATGTTTGTGTAAACTTGCCCATTTATAAAATCTCTCTGCTTTTGCATCATCAAAGATATAAGGGAATTCATCTGTTCCTTCACGGCTTATATCCCTCAGAAATCTTTCACATGCCCATCTATGTTTCTGGCAACAATGCTTGGTATCATTAATACAGTCTTTAGCATATTGTATTAACTCTTCCTTTATTGTCATATATCACCAAATCCATTCTGATCTAATACTGTTTTTTCTTCCTCTGGTGGTTTCTTAGGTACGTTTTTAATTTTAGCCAATGGATTCAAGAATAACCTATCTTCCATTTTAACCAATGCATCCATCTTTGCATTGATTGCTTTATCAAGTGCAATGAGTCCACCTATTGATAAGATAAATTCGTACTTCTCTATCATCTTCTCAATTCGTTTTTCAGGAACTTCTGCATCTTTCAACTCTTTTTCAATATAATAATGTTCTTCAATATTAATTGATAATTGGTTTATTATCGCTCTTCGTTCAATTAAATCCAGGTATTCACTATAGGCCATACAGTAGCGGCCTAGCATCCCAACATCTCCGGATGCTACAAAATTAAAATCTTTATAAAGGCGTATTAATTCTTTCCATTTTGCATACGCATTTTTGTTATTTTTTATATGTTTTGGACATACTAATTTATCATTTCCAAAACGTATTTCTGTATTTTTTCTATGTTCAATTTCGGCTTTTGTTAAATGTCGTTTATTTCCATCAGCCATTATTAAATCTATAGGTTTCGCATTTCGGCCCACTACTTTTTCACCTCTTTTCATTGCCTATAAAATTTTCGTTTCTCAGAAATAGTTTATTTCACGAACTTTTTACGAAGAAAGGAGCCACACGGTCTGGGTTTTTAATGTTCAAACATTTTTAAATAGGGGGTATTCTCACTATTTATCATTATCGTTTAACCATATTACCAAAGCCGCCATTCTCTCTTGCTGTTTTCTTGTCGTGACAGCGTTTATTCATAGCTTGCCAATTGTTTCTATCCCAAAACAATCTCATATCTCCTCTATGAGGAATGATATGATCCACTACATTCGCTGCCAATGGATTGCCTGATGCCTTGCATTCAGCGCATTCACATGTCGGATGTTCCGCAAGAAACACTTTCCTAGCTTTATCCCATTTAGAGGTATATCCTCTAGCATGTGCAGATAGTCTTGTATTATCTTGCTTAACTTTATGCTTTTCACAATATCTATCTGTTGTTAATTCATGACATCCAGGATACCTGCATTCATGCCTTGCTCTTTTCATTTGCATCTCCACATAAAAAGCACCCACTAATTATTGTGGGTGTCTTTATTTCTTCTTCATTCCATATTTATTTACACTATCATTATATCTTTATCTTTACGACACGTCCACGACACTTTTACGACAATTTGCTTTTTATTCCTGTTAATCCCCATAAGAGAATAGACATCTCTTCTAACCCTTTTTTGATATATCGTTGTACTGTTCGCTCATCTACATTAGGATCTAGTGAACTGCCAATGTCTTTCAATTGTTCGCCGTTAATATAATATCGTCTAACACAATCACAATAATTCACTCTACGACATTTACAACGCTCATCATAGATATCAATCATGTTATCTATATGCCGCATCATGAGTTCTGTTTGTTCCTTACTTCTTATGATTGACTTAACCATCACTTTACTATCATCATCAAACATCTCCCCTAACAACTTATCTAGCCACAAGTCTTTGGCTTGTGATGAGTCAGATATACTATTCTCTACATAAGTCTTTAACTTATTATAGTGTTTGAATAGCTTCATTGTGTTGTGTCTAAGAGTATCTATCGTTTCCTTTTCATTCCTACTTATTTCTTTTCTATATTCTTCTATTGCTGTTTTAGCCGCAATAGTCGTTATTTGTCTTATTAATTCCTGCTCCGTCAATGGCTACCTCCCGCATCAAGCACTTTGTACTATTTCACTTGTACGATTTCCAATGCTGATTCTGTCCAATCATGTATATGTTCATCTGCATATATAAAGTATTCATCCCCACCATCAATCTTTTTGTTCTTTCCTTCTACATATGTAAAGATACTTGGTGTTCCCCATGTACTCGTTACATAGGCATCATTATGTATTACTTCCCCATGATCATATATAGCCCCACATGTATTATCCCAGTCTTCATTAATACCAGCATATACCATTATATTAGGTCCATATTCTACAATATGTTTTGCTACTTTATCCCAGTTAAGATTTCTTATCTTTTCCCCTCTTAATTGGGCTGCTATATTGTTACTAATGCATTTCATTGTATCCATAATTTTTTACCTATAATAAGCCTTCTATTTTTATCTTTATTTTTTTCATATTAACGCTTACACCACAATAAGTTTTCCATTGCTATCAACCGGATACGATTTTGTTTCTAAAACTACATAACCTTTATTTTCATAGCCACATTTCTTTTCCCATTCACGGAATGTCTTTGTTAAAGCTGCGCTTAGCTCATCAAGATGTTCAGCCTTAACATTTGCTAAATACTCGCAAGCCCACTCAGCTATTTCATCATCAATATCAAAGTTGATAATATCATCAATCACTCGTTCTGCATCAACTTCTGGAGTGTAATAATTAGGATGTCCTATTCTCACAACTCGTTCAAACTCATCTGTGAGCCATATTCCTTTTAAATCAGGCTCACAATCCAGGAGATCATCGATGGCTTCTTGTATTGTATCTTGTGGGTCTCCTGCATTTCCGTAGTCATCGACCCAACACCATTTACTTTTATCTTTCTTTAGCATGGATTATTTCCCCCTCTTCTGTTTTGCATTGGCTCTGTATTTTGCTCTATTAGTTTGCAACCGTTCTATACGCATTTTCTCTTCACAATCATAATCACTGCATATTACTCGATTGGTTTTATTTGTATAGAATTTCTTACCGCAACATATACAGTACCGTTCGTGCTTATACTTCTTTGCTTCTTCCGCATCACGCTTCGCTTTTATTTCTGCCCTTACCTCAGCTACTGTTCTCTTCTTTGGTATTGGCTTTCCTGCTATACAATCAGGACAATGCTTTTCTGAACCTACTGGTGTGAATAATCTATCACACCTATGACATTTCATTTGCATCTCTTTCCGTCTCCTGCTATTCACAATATTCTAATAAGCTTGTTTGTGTTTTCACATCGCTTAACATTTCTGATTTCGCTTTACTATAGAAGTCTTTTGATATTTCAAACCCATATGCACTACGTCCTAACTCCATAGCTGCTCTTAATGTTGCTCCACTACCTGCCACAGGATCTATTACTACATCACCTTCATCCGTAAAGATTTCTATCAATCTCTTTAATACTGATACAGGCTTTTGTGTTGGATGAATTTTAGGAATGATATTTTTGTTATCCCTACGCCATTCAAACCAGTTAAATATCATCTTGTGATTATTATTAAATTTCGGTAGTTTCTCTCTATATAAAATCAATGCATATTCTGTAGCGCCAACTACACGCATATTAGCTTTTAATGCTTGTGCTGAATAATTCTTGATAAAAGAGATTGGTATATAATTCTTGAATCCATGTTTCTTGGCATATTCAATTACCATCGCTTGCTGTTCATAGCTACAGAACACAATCATACATGGGGCCTTGCCCCTCTCTTTTGGTTCTTTCTTTAATAAGCGATTACAGAAATGAAAATATTCTGCAATATTGAAATTATGATCTGTATTAAAGAATGCCTTTCCTGCTTTCTTACTTTCGCCGTTTTTATTATCGCCACCTATATACCACATAGGATTACTTGCATATGCTGCCCCCCCTAAATTATAGGGAATATCAGCTATTACAAGTTGTGCCTTGGGTATGCCATACCTTTTGTAGTTCTGAAAATTATCATTAAATAATTCTACTTTCATTAAGCTTCCTTTCACATTTTCTTATCATGTCAAAGATTAATTCATTGGGTATATTGGACCTCTCATTATAACGACCATTCCCATTGGATTTAATATCTTTAAATGCTAACTTTGTAGCAGTTTTATTATTCCGTAAGCCAAGATTTATATTACTTGCAAAAATTGTTGGCTTTTGAATGATATAACCATAATCACTGTAATAAGTTCTATTCTTATGTGGTAATTTAAATCCTATTACATCCTCTAAATATTCCCATATTCTAGATTGCATAGGGTTCTCTATGATAAATATCTTTGGTTTATATCTCTTTATGATCTGCACCATATTATATGTACACATTTCACCATTTATTCTGGTAAGAAATGATTTTCCATATTTATATTGATACCTTTCATAATCCCTATACTCTCTTATAGTAAATTTGCTTGACGCTTGAATATCTCCAAATAATGATGTTGCTGTATTAAATTCTTTCTTCCAGCATGCATTTCCATTTTTCATGGCGCTTGCAATACTCCAACTTTCACATGGTGGAGAGGCTAGAATTACATCTGGCCTATCCAACATGTCTAACTTTTCAAACAAAGCTTTATCATCAAACAAGGTATTGATAGCTAAATCTTGATTTATAAAATCACTATTTTTATTTTCTCTATCTATACCTATGCTTGTAATATGGTGTTGCCCCCCCCCATTGAGAATTGTATTCATATACAGCTTTCTTATAGCAACTATTGCCACTATCGAATAGCCCCCATATATTCATATTCTATTTAATGCCTTCCATTCATCTAGTTTGAATATAGCCTTACCATGCTTTTGAGCATATTCATATTCACCTTTACATCCTCGACTCTGTTCCCATCCATCACACAATACTAGGATGTCACAATGCCCTAATAGGCCTAGGCAAATGTTTAGCCCCTTTTGATATTCATCACCTGTTAAATAAACAAATCCATAGTTATGGATAGGTGATACATAATCATTTGTTGTATCTGCAAATATTAATTCATTCATGATTACATCTATTTTTTCTCTATTGCTCTTCTGCCCACCATAAGGATGGGCTACATAGATAAGTTTCTTACTCATTAATTTAATCCCCTCGCAGCTCTATTAAATGGACTGTTTTCATATGGTGCAATATCATCCGCATCATCCATATCTAAATCATCATCTTCACCAATGATCTCCGCATCACTGGTGTCAGTATTACCATTGGCTTGTTGTTCTTCATCAAATAGGTTGGCTTGCGCACGTTTTCCTTCAATGTATGCTTCAATTTCACCTAGAACTAGATTAATGTCTTCGGCTAAGTCCTTATTAACATCTAGCCATTTAGTGCTAAATACACATACTTCGCTTTCTTTGTTACGTAGATATCCCTTTACTTTAATGCCAGATACTTCATCTGGGAAGAAATCTTTACCACCATATCTAAATTCAATTCCAGATACAGCTACCATGTTTTGAGCAAATTTAAATGCTCCAAACTTGGATAGTAATAATGCTTTCATTGTGACATGTGCTTCCTTGAATTCTGGTCTTGGCTTTTCATACGATTTTAAAGAATGCTGCTCATCCATTCCTTGTACGTATTTCGTATAAGTAATATCAAATTTACCGCTTTCCATTTTAAATTTTGTTATTGTATACCTCATTTTCTTTTCTCCTTTACTTTTCTAGCATCAATATAGCCCTTACAATTTATGCACTTCTTGGCCATGATATAAGGTACTTTTACTCTAATTCCCCTCTTATCTGGCACCGGCAACATTAATTTATTAGGGCATTTACAAGTAATCCTTACAAACAATCCTTGATTACCTGTAAACTTTACTGCATGCTTACATGTTTTAGCTTTTAAAAACATATCCTTTGGTCTTGCCATTACCGCATCAACCTTTCCGCCCTTTCTAGGGCTTTATTTCGTTTCTTTTCCATTGGCAATGTCTCTGCATTGCCCTTATCAAAAGGGTATTTGTTCATCATCATTGAATTTATCAAAGTTCGATGGTTCATTATGTCCACCATTTAATGTGGCCCCTACAAAACTTGCGATCACTTCTGTTACATATCGTTTTTCGCCATTTTGAGTTTCATATGATCGTGTTTGAATTCTGCCTTGTACCAAACATTTATTTCCCTTTCGCAAAGTCCCTATTTCTTCTGCTAAGGTTCCCCATGCTACACAATTTACAAATGCCGTCTGTTTCTTTGCTTCCTTTGTATTAGCATCAATATAGGTATTACTTGCAGCTACTGTAAATGTTGCTACTGCTCTACCAGTCTTTGTATATCTTACTTCTGGGTCTCTCGCTAAATTGCCCATTAAATTAACCGTGTTCATTTCTTCTCCTTTATGCTATTTGTATAGATGCCATCTACTTCTTCTAATTCAGTAACTGATATTTCCCCATTTAGCCATGAAGCACATATAGCTACATCCATAAATGAATTTGTATATATTCCATCATCTGTGGTATGTATCCCTACAGATATCCCGGCTTCTGTAAAATAGATATACTTTCCTGTATCATTCCATGCATTCATTGCATATGCATTTATAATTGCTTCTCCAGTTGTTCTAGGAATAAATACAATCCCGCTATATTTGTTTTCCATTAATTATCCGTCCTTTTATTCCATGCCTTTTCACAATCTAAATACAATGGCCACTCTTCAAAATGAGTGACGGCTCCACATTTATCACATGCCACCATATGATGTTTTAGCCCTACTTTTATCCCTGTCATAATCCTCATATGTTTATTCCCGCAAAACGGACATGGCCTTAGTCGATTTTCTCTGTTCATATTTTCCCCTCCAATCAGGTAATCGAATTAGCCTATATGTTCTAAATGGAAATCCATAATTATTTACCCCTTCATAAACACTATCTTTATCTAAGTAATATCCATTAGGTACTTTAATATCCTTACGCCACTCTGTAGCCTTTAGTATCTTTTTCTTTACTTCTGGCTTTTCAAGATTAGTACTAGATACCCATTTCTTTCTTATCTGCGCATCCTTATGATCAATGTCAGATTTTCTCTCTTTCATGAAGTACTTAGCTAGCCCTATAGCGTCTTCGGCTTCACCTCTGTAGTACTCAATTTTTGTATAGCCATGTGGCCATAGCTTTTTTAATAATTGAGTAGTTAATTCAATACCTCTTGAAAGTAATGCATGGAAATGTATCCGCCCCTGCTTTTCCATCACATAGATGTATTTACAGATTGTCTTCTTTTTATTAAATAAGTCTCTTACCTTTCTAAAGAATTTTCGTATCATCTCTTTTGCATCTAATTCATCTTCCTCATTCTTAAATGTAAGAGTCAGATAATAATCATCAGCCTTAAAATTCATATCTATTAGCAGCCTTAATTGTTTTTCGGCCACTCTTAAATTATTTTTCCTTATAGTCTCCGGTGTTACTTGCTTTCTTTCACTCCTTATTTTTCTTCCTGGTTTTCCATAGTATGAATTTCCTGTAATATGATCTGATACTTCAATCATATTTACAGATTTTATTGTCGTCCTTTTTCTCATTTAGTTATCACCTTATGTTGAGTTGTTAATGTATCTATCTAGTCTCACAAAATAGCTATAAAACCGCTATTTTACTAGACTTTTCCCACTATATGTGATATACTAAACGTGTAAGGATAGTTATCACATAACTTTAATGGCCGTGTTTCCCGACACGGTCATTTTTCTTTGTCAAAATTACAATGCCAATCACCTTGAGACTTTGTTAGGTATTGGCAATTACTGCAGCAATCCATGCATATCAACTGTTTATGTCTATGACATACTACAGCATGCTTGATTGCTTTTTTACATTCCGGGCATGTATTATTTAGTGCTTTCTCATACCATTTAGTACTCATATCCATGCCTTTCCTTTAATATCCCTTGTAGGGCTTTTCTGTATTCCTTTGGATGTGCCCCGGAATGAATTTTGACTCTATGGCAATGCCAGCATAAGCAACATAGATTTTCTATATTATTTTTCCCTCCTGCTGACCTATATTTGATATGATGGATCTCTTCATAAGGCGCTCCGCATAAAATACATTTTCTATGGTCTCGCTCTATCACCTTAGGACGGATTTTCTCCAACTCCATATCATTCTTTTTTTTATTTCTACTTTTCTTACTTAATGGCTTCTTTGAAACCAGTCTTGTTTTGGCTTTGGCTCTTAATGGTGTCCTTTTAAGCATTTTTATCCCAGTCCCTAGCTATTTGGGCCTCAACTAATCTACAATCCAATTTATAAATATTAATTGCTTCCGTAGCACTGGCATAGAGTGTTTTCGCCACATCTCTTTCATATCGTAATTGACTAATAACTTCATCACCATTTACTAGCTCCATAATTAGAGATACTTTTTCTCCATTATGTTTTGCCTGTAATATAGCCTTTCGTTTCTCTACCCGATATTTCCGTTCCGCGGCCGCCAGTTCTATGCCCCGTTCTTTAGCAACTGTAAGGGCCTTATTTAAATCATCCCTTCGTTTATTTAGATATGGTAGTAACTCCCAACTGTCTAATTGCTGCATGCTGCTTCCTTTTCATTTCCTTAATTTTCTTGTTATATAGCCATAATCGTTTGGCTTTTTGTAGCAAATAAATCCCAATAGAATATGCTGCTATATTGACTACATTAAAAAGAACATCGACCCAGGACTCTGCAAATTCAATGCCACCATATAAACCAAATACAATGACACCAAATAACCACTGTATTGCTGTAATGAACTTATCCATTTTTACTTCTCCTAATCCTTTAGCCACCTCATATGCTGGCCTTTCATCCATGTTTCAAATTTGTCTACATGCACTAGGGTCTGCTGCGGCCCCAACTGCATGCAAATATCATCAAATTTTCCTTGATTTCGGATCATGTCTATCCTTCGATATATATACATCCGACTTCTTCCCCAAATCTTTGCCAATGTACTTATTGGCACATATTTAGGTTTTAAAGTGTCCATAATTATCCCCTTATTGTTAATATGTTATGTTCTATCAAATGTTTTTTATGATGAATTGGCTCTACTTTGATTGCCATATATCCACCATCATTATGTAAGTATCTTTTGTAATATATTGGCTGTTGTTTAATCTTTTTCTTTCGACCCATTTTCTGATATCCTTCTTTAATATTTTTTATTCATATTTCTACATAAACCTTTAATAATAATCCCAGTAATATTTTCCATTGGATCAATGTCTTCATTATTGACATTAATTCTTTTGCCTTGAATTCTTACACCATCTTTATCTACTTCAATCTTTGACATTAATTCTGGTCTATTAGCCATACCTTGTTGAGCATGTTCTAATTCAATGTATGCATAGATTAATTCTGGAATATCTTTACTAGATCTAATCCCATTCTTTGTATCTAAACGCTTTAAAATATAATTTTTTAATGTAATTTGAATTTCTTTCATAAACTTTATTTCCTTTCTAGTAACTGGCATTTCTATCGGCACTTTTAGAAAAATCAATAACTTAAATCACCATGTATATTAATTGTTATACGTGGTGATTTTTTTTCTAATAGTTGTAGATTACTCATTTGAATCATCTCCTTTTTGTAACACTCCTTTATATTTTTTTGCTTTCTCCCTGATAGAACGAATAAACTCGTTTTTATTGCCAAAAAAAATATTATTATGTTCAATTCCATATGTAATTAAAATTTTATTTACCATATCAAACGGCATTTTTGTGTTATCATCTTCCCACTTTGCAATAGTTTGGTAATGTACACCAAACAGTTCTGCAGCTTCTTTTTGACTATACCCTGCATTAATACGAGCAGCTTCTAAGGTTATTACCATCTCCTCACCTCCTTGACACTAATATAAACGAGTTTATTCGTTCCGTCAACCCTATTTATAAATTTAACTACGAATTTTATCGTTTTTATTTTTTATTTATATTGATTTTAACGATTTTATTCGTTATAATAAAGATAATTTAGAAAGGAGAACTTATTATGCCAAGGAATCAACTT